ACACGCTTGGCTACCTTGGCTTTGCTCACGCCAAACTCCTTGGCCATCTCTTCCACGCTTGCGTCACGGTTCTTCTTGCGATAGGCCTCAATCTTCTTATCCAACTCCTTCTCCTCCTCGCCCAGTTCTGCGAAGGCTTGACGCACCTGAGTGTCCAAGTCGGAATCAAATCGAATTGGCCTACTGTTCATGACAACATATTCGTCCGCATTGCTGCCGAACTTGCTGGCAACCACCTCCAAAACCTTGAACTCCTCATCGCCCCAACCGAGGTCGCTCTCGTCATCCTCCTCACCCCACCAAGGCTCGTTGGGATTGCTGAACTTCTGCTCCTGCACTCCGAGCAGGGTGTTGACTTCCTCGGCACTCAATCCAAATCCCGATGCCAGCATGGTGCGAGCCATGTCAAGCGTGATTTTGTCCTGTGCATAGTGGCGCACAATCCGCATGAGGTTTTGGTACTCTCTGCCCGATAGTTTTTTGATGTTGTCGTTGCTCATCACCGCTGGTGCTTGCGGTTGCTCATCAGGTTGCGGATTCGGGCCAACGACGTCAGCGGGTTGATTTTCCAATGGCGGCAAACCTGCCTTCTCCCGCAATTCTTCGGGGGTCATGATGGTCAGCAGGGCTTGCTCGCTCAATCGCTCGGTGATTGGCTCAACAGGGATAAGTTCCATCCCCTCCACGCCGTTGAACGAGCCCAAGTAGTTTATCATCCGCTCAACTTTGCGCACACGGTCGTTGATGTAGGTGGCCTTGAATAACTCGTAAGCCTCCACCAATTCCTGCCTGCCTCCAAGTTGCCCTTCGGTCTTCACGCCGAACAGCATCGGGTTGACCACACGGTGCGAGATGAATATCTCCTGCTGAATCGCCTTGTTCAAAATCTCGAACTGCTTGTCCATGTCGCTCGGTGTGAGCGGTTCCAATGTTGGGGCTTTGCTGACATCGTCATTGAACGTAACCACGAACCTGCCAGCGTTGTCCGTACCCGAAAACTTGCGCTTGATTTGCCGCTCGATGTCGCCCTGTTCTTCAGGCGTAGGAATGCCGTTGTTGAAGTTTATCAAGTACCCGCCCCAAAAGTTGTTCCGCAGGTTGTTGTTGTGAAAGTTCGCCACCTGCACGTCCGCTTCTATCCAAGCCAAGCCTCCCATGTATTCTGGGAGGGGATAGGACTTCACACCAGCGGCATAGACACGGTAATAAAACAACTGCTTGCCGATGCGATTGTCAGGGTCAAAGGCAGGGATTTTCTCAACGTCCCCAATCTTTGGGAATAACTGCACCATGTCATCGTTGTACCACTCGGCAACTTGGAACATCCGCTCCTCTTTGTCAACCCTGATTTTCTCGAAGGGGACGTGTTCCATCTTGGCAATGGTTCCCATCTTGTTCCAGTGAACGCAAACCGCAAAGCCGTTAAATATCTCCAAGTCAAGGACAAGCTTTTCGGTAATGTCATTCAGGTCATCGTGTTCGCTCAACCCGTCAAAGAACTTGGCGTAACGTGCCTGCTGTTCCACGGTCATCTTCTCACCTGCCTGCCATCCACCGCCAACGATGTAGTTCACTTTTCCGTTAACTATCGCATTGTGCTTTGAACTCCTGCGGTAATTGTCAAGGAGATAGTATGGGTACTCGTTGAACGCACCGTAAGTGATGTACTTGCCCGCTTTGTTTTCGAGCATTACTGGAACCTTGTGTTCAATGCCCAGCCATTGGGTGAATGATTGCTTTATGCTCATAGCGTGTGGACTGTGAAGGTAAGGGACTTGATGCTGATAGCCGTGGCACTACCTACTGCATTGATATACACCGAGAACTCATCGTTGCTTGCAGCATTTATGTACGCTTCGGAAATAAAACCGTGAGCATGAGTTCCTTGCAATGTTTGGTTGAATGCGGATTGACTTACGATGCTGCCATTCTTGGCGATGTAAATGATGTACTCCTGATTATTTTGTCCCGAAAAAACAACTTGAGCGGCAACCCTTACGGCTGCTGAAATCGTTCCTGTGTAACTGATGCTTGAGGAATTTTGCGTGAAGTTGTAAGTGCTGACGATGCCAGCGGTCATTGCTGATGTGATTTTGACCGCCGTGTTTAGAGTCGGCGTAAAAGACACCGCAGAATCTATGTAAAGGCTTGCAACGCCACGCTCTCGGTTTAAGGTTGCGGTATCGGCAAGGTCATCAAATAGACCTCCCACACGGGCGGCGGTGTTCGCTGCTGCGGCAGTTTCGTTGGTGATGGTTGCGGCACTTGCCTGCAACTGGGTTCTCGTTTGTACGCTCATGCGAAGGATGGGTCAAAGGTGGAATCGAATACCCTGACGGCACTTGCCGCATAGGGTTGATAAGTGATTGTATTGCTATAGGTGTTGTACGTCAGGCTCACGACTTGTACATAAGCCAAGCCCGTTTCAACCACCGCAAGGGCTGCTGCAACCGTGCTATTGGTATCGTAAACTTCATACCGATAGGAACCCGTTTCAAGCGACCCCACGGCAAGCGAAAATTTGTCATAGCGTTCGGTGTATTGCGAGAGGTTGGCTGATTTCAGCAGGGTGAAGTCAGTGCTGGAGTTCTTGGCGATATTGGTCAGGCGCAGGATGTAGCGGTCGCCCGTGCTTGCCCGCTGTGTCCATGTGACGACAATCGTGTTCGTGGTGTTGGGGGATAGGTATATCATCCTAATCCTAAATGTAGCAACCCCTGAAATTTCACAATTTGCGACCTATGGCCCGGTAAAGTTCGGCCCTGCGCTCTGCGGTTTTGGTGATGTCAAAGCGTTCACGCACATCCTTACTCAACTGCACGGCCAAGGAACGAGCGTAGTCGGGTTCATTGATGAACTTCCGCACTGCCTTGTACCAAGCGTCTTTCTTGCCGTAGGGGATGACCAAGCCGTTGTGGCCGTGGACGAGAATGTCGGTGTAGGGAATGGTTTCGGATGCGATGATGGCCTTGCCCATCCACCCGGCCTCCACGACCTTCAACTCACTCTTAAGGCGATTGAATTTGGTATCTCGGAGCGGTGCGATGGTGGCGTTGATGAAGTTATAGCCACCCACATAGGAATAGATATCCGCCGCTTGGATTCTGCCGTAGTTCGCATTTTTGCCGTTGCAGGACAGCATCCGCTCGTAGTCCACATAGACGGGGTTTTCGTTCCATCCACCGAGGTAAATCTTGTACTTGCCATCCAGCGACTTGTCGTGGGCAAGCAAGCCGAACGAATGCTCCACTAGTGCAATATCTTCTTGGTGCTGCGCCCCTCCAAACCAGCCTATTTTAAACTTATCTTTCTCAGGCTCCTCGTCAGGATTGGCCTTATACTGCTGATATGCTTCGTACGGCTCATTGGGTAGGATGGTGACGTTCTTGTTCAGCACCCGAATCTTTTGCGCCAAGTGTTCCGTGGTCGTGGTTACATGGTCAGCAAGTCGTATGTGTTCCCTTATCTGCTCATCCAACCTTGTGGACAAATAGTGCCGATACATGATGTGCCCCGATTCCAGCACCCAATAGTCATCCAAGTCCAAGATTACCTTCGCTCCAAACGCCGTCAGAGCCTTGTACACGCCGCGAATTTGTTCGAGAGTACCTTGACACCAAAGGCGATTGAATAGCCAAATATCGACCGTTTTAAGGTCTTCATCCTTGACGTTGCCAATGTTGTCCACGCAGACGTAATCAAACTCGGTGTAGTTGTCGCCAAGGTAGGCGTTGGGCATTTCCAATCGGTAGAAGGAACATCCCGTTGGATGGGCGTTGTAAACGATGCAGATTCTCATGGCGTAAAGATAAAACAAAAGGGCCACCCCTTTCGAGATGGCCCAGTCCACTAAACCAAGCGGGGTATGAGGCCCGCAGGTCAAAGATACTTACGAACCGCTGATTTGCGTTGCGGAAGCGGAGAATGTTGTGCTTTGGATGAGCAACATCGGGTTTGTTTCCATTCCCGACAAAGTCATCTCGTAGCCTGAACGGTCGCCGAATGCAGTGCCTGTACCAGCAGTGCCAGCGGTAGCCTCAAGGCCGTTGTCAGCACCGAGCAGCCAGTAGCGGTTGTTGTTGTCTTGGACAATCACAATCAAGCGATTGCGAGCCAAGAGGCGCAGTTCGTTACGCACGGCAACCTGCAACTTGTTGATAGTGAAGGTTACTTCGGGAGTGTAGAATAGCGTGCCGTTCTCGACGCTGGCGTTCATCGTTTCAGTCATCGATGAGGTAGCCTTGGTCAAGTCGTACTCAAAGAATCCCGACGCCGAATAGCCCGAGAATCCAGTAACCGTTCCGCTGCCGTTGGTGTTAACCGAACCCGTAGCGTTGAAGGCTTGGATGTAAATTGTTTTGATGCCGCCGATTGAATCTCGGCATCCGAGGGCGTAGCCCGTTGTGAGGGAGCAGGACATAGTGTGTATCTTATTTTAAAGGATGGAACAAAATAACGGGGGGAAGTTTCCCTCCCCCCTTACACTTAGGCCAAGCGGAAGTCAACAACCATGTCACCGTAGGCAAAATTCACTCCACATTTTAGGGCTGCTTGGAAACGTATAGAGTCGTTATCGCGTGACAGCCAGATGGAAAACTGCTCTTCGTCAGAAAGCAAGTCGGTTCCGTAGAAGAAGTTCCCAAGGTAGGAGCAGACGATGCGGTTAGTGCCAGTCAAGCCTGGAACAGCAACCACACGGACGTTTGTGCCAGGGTAGATGATGTCGCCATCGGCAAGACCCTGCAAATCCACTTGGTTGTACATTACACCAGTTTTATCCTTGAACGCTCCAATCAAGGTACGGAAGTTATTCCACCCGCAGAAAATTACCAAGTCGTTGCGGGTCAAGATGGCCTGTGGGATGTCATTGTACACCTTGTCAAAAATGCTGATGACGTTGTTCCCAGTAATACCAGTGGAACCCGATATAGGTGTCCAAGTAG